TGTTTGTTCTCTATTAAACTTTTATTTATTATGGTAGTGTGGCGATGTATGCTTTGGCATCATCGGCAGTCATTGTGTTACCATCAGCGTCTTGGAGTTGGGATTCATCGTTTTCAATTTCTTTTTTGAAACGAGCGTAGTCTCCGTTATTTGGGTCACAAGGAATAGCAGCATCATCTTGCAATCTAATGATACTAGATGGTTTTGTTGCTTGAAAAGGAATTAAACCTAACTTATACATTATTAATACTCCGAATTAAAATCAATATAACCGCCTTGGCCAACAGAAAGTATTGCTGCAACTCCCGCACCTACTCCCGCAGTTGATGAATTAGGAAAATAATTTAAAGAATCAACACCACCTTGAACACCAGAATTTCCATCAACGGCTCTATACACATCACTAGCATAATTTATGTAAAGTGTATTATAACTTACAGTTGGTAAAGTTCTCATAGTTACAGGAAGTTTTATGTAAATATTCGTTGCGGTAGAACTTCTTCCGATACCAGAACCTACTGCACCATTATTGTTGGTCGAACTCATTTTCGCATAATATCTTTGGCATAATAATAACTCCGTTGTAATTGGTCTACGCTCAAAAGGTGTTACCGTTGAACCTGCTTCAAATTGGACACCTGTTATTGCCAGATAATCATTTGTTGCGGCTAAAAAGTTAGTTTGTGTTGATGCTAAAACGCCACGATTAGAACTATTGTTCCATTGATTTAATGTGGAAACTAACCATGATGTGTTTGATGCCAATCCAATTTTTAGTTCAAGACCAACTCCATTTCCTGAAGAAAAATTGTAAGAATTTTGTGCAGGAATAGTAACCGTTTTATATTCCCAAGTATTTGCTTGATTAATGTTTACTGTGGTGCAATAAGAACCTCCGACACTAAAACACTCAACAGATACCGAAACAACACCTGTTTTTGATGCTTTGGCCCAAAAACTGACAGTAAAGGCAACAGTTCCTCCAGAACCATTTAGAAAATCGAGAAGATTGTCGGCTTCAATACTTTGTTGAATCCATGCACCCAATCGAGCTCCTCCAACAGGATATGAAATGTTTTGAGCGGCAGTGACTCGTAAAGAATAACTAAAACCAGGAGGAGCGTCTGTGCTTCTTTGTGAATTATGTAATGTTCCTGCCGGATAATCTCCTGCACCACCAAACGCTCTAGTATAAAAACGGTCTACACCATATGCATTATTTTGTGCAGCGGTAGCCGCAGCAGCACTTCCATTATTCCTTTGGTCAATCCGCATATCTCCATTAATGATACGATTCCTAAAGCTGAATAAATTTTCAACTTCATCGTTCATCTTAGCGGTAGTAATCGCACCATCCGCAATAACACCAGTTTTAACTCTTTGAATCATTTCTGTTTATCTCTATTATTTTCGGATATTTATTGTTGCGAAACTATCAATTGTTCTTGTTCTGTTGGTAAAACCGCATCTGAAACATAAGAATCTATGATTTGTTGTGTCCATATTTCGGAACAATAATCTTTAACTTCTTGGTCTTCCTCAGACAAATCATTACCAGGCATTAATGTATATGCTCGAGCATTATATGAAAATTTTTCTTTAGATTCATATTCAACATAAACTTCATATTTTTCGTTGTGACTGATGTTTTTAATTGTCCACATATTAGTATTGTCCTGCTCCGCCAAAAATTATTCCTGAAATTTGAGAACCTGTATCTGTTCCTGAAGAACCAGCGATTGTAATCCAAATTTGTTGATAACCACTACCAGGAGCTGAAGCTCGTGCCGTAATTGTTGTTCCATGAGAGTCAATTACGGCACTATACCCACCATACCCTACTGCAATATGAGCAACGAAGCCAAAGTGTGCATTGCCACCTGATTTATAATTGGTTCCTCCACCTTGAACTATGACAGAGGTCATTCTTAAATCTCTACCTATAATTGTATGTATAGGTATTTCAAAGCTTTGGCCGCTAACGGTACAGTCACTATATGTAAACGAGGTTAAATATGGATTAACATTCATCCCACCTCTTAATTGGAATGTATAAACTCCACTAGAGTCGATTATTGTTCTTACTGAACCGTTTGTTTCTAAACCAATATAACGAGCACCACCAGCAGCTAAAGCAGTTTGATTATTATCGTTGTATAACCAACCAGTCCTACTATTATTTTGACAAAATTCAACGATGTTTCCAACACCTGCGGCTGAATTCAAAGTTACTGCCGTGCCACCAACCGGTCCTTTATTTGGTGTAGTAGTTCCAAAACCAACCGAATTACCAACCGAATCTACGAACAATGTTCCAGAATCAATATTTGTGTTTCCACTAATTGCAGGAGATGTAATTGAACCAATTAGTGCCATTATTTAATCTCCTCAATGGCAAATCTATATTTCTTGCCTGTTTTATTATTGATTAGATACAAGTCTGTTTCTCCCTCTTGCACAGTCCAGTTACCTTTTGTGCCATCAACTAAGTTACCATCACGGTTTTCGTTTGATAAATGTAAGTCACCAGTATAGATGTTATTCCAACGAGCAGTTGCAGAACCTAAATCCCATGTTGTATTTGCAGATGGAATTAAATTTCCACTAATTGTCGCTGTAGTTGCAATTGAAATAGTTGCATTAAGTGTTGGTGACTGTAAAACTGGCTGACTAATTGTTGTATTTGCGGCTAATGCAGTAATGGTGCTTGTTGTTCTAAAACCTAAATGGCGAACATGCACATTCGATGAACTTGGTGGTGCCGATGCAAATGTAATTGTTGTATTTGATACTGTATAGTGAATTGGAGCTCTCTGAACAACACCATCAATCGATACAAATAGTGTGTTAGCATCCGCAGGTCTTTCAGTCAATGTGAAAGCTGTTGTTGTATTGTCACCTGTATAGTTATCAGTTGTGAAAACACGGATATTGTTTGCTAACTTTTGATAAGAAATAGAACCATCGGGAATTTGATTGTAAATGCCTGCTTCGACATTCTTATAAACAACATAAATGTTATTTGTGCCTGACGGTGGTGCTTCAGTAAAGATTAATTGATTACCAATTGCATCATAAGAAAATAGTGGCTCTTGTTGAACATTCTCAACAAAAACTTCTAAATCAGTAGGTGCAAAGACAGAAAAGTTTAATGTGAATGTAGTTGTGCTACCATTTCCATTAAATCTCTGTGCATCTCTAGGTCTTCCACTTGAACGGATTGGATCAAATGGAAGTGCTTGATTGCCTAATACTCCCATTATTTCTCTCCTTTGAGTGGACCAAAAGGATTATTTTGTTTATGTTTAATTATATTCATTCTTAACTAATTTCTAGCAATGAAGCGATAACATCAACAGAACCGTTTGCCGATGTAGTAATCTTTAACTCGTCTGCTTGTTGCAATACGACTTTCTGTTCACCACCAATTGGTACTAATGTAGAACCTGTTAGAATTGGTGCATTTGAAATCAAAGAATAATCGATTGACGACCTACGCAAAAATACATTAGCGGTTACAGTACCTGCTGATTTGTTTGAAAGTGTCAGACCAATTAATGTGGTCTGTGTAGCCGCAGGACAAGTATAAACAGTATTACCACTGGTTACAATGTTTGCCGCTACATTGCTCCGAAAACTATTGGCCATTTTGTATTCCTAAATTTAATAACTTTTTGTTTTGTATAAACGCTTTCATACTCTCAGAGCGTTTTTTTCTTGTTTCTTCTGAATGGATTCTACCTTTTCCGGCTTCAGAAATTTTAATCTTTGCGTCTTTGCTATGTTTTTTGCCTTGCATAGGACTTAATTTTCCAACACTTCTAATTTTTGCAGCTTCAGACATTTTTTGCCGAGATTCTAAATTCATTTTTTTACCTAAATTTATTAATCTCAATTTTTGTTTAGTTTCATCGGAAAGTTTATATCCGAGTCTTCCATCACCGCCTTCTGAAAGATTGTATCCACCATATTTAGATAGACTTTTCCTTTCAGAAATAAATTGCATTTCTGTTTTTTTCATTTCTTCAATTGATTCACACTCTTTCAAAACAAAAATATCAAAAGAATCTTTTCCGTATTTTTTTATTGCGTTGCCTAAAGGTGTATTGTATTCCCAACTTCCTTCACGCAACGATTCTTGAATATGTTGATTCCAGCGAGACCGCAAAGGTCTTTTAGTTAAACCAATATATTCTTTACCGTTTTCTTTATTTTTTATACAATAGACGAACATACTCTATTTATCCTAAAGCAATTGAAAAAGCGAGAGAAGTTCCTTCAGCCGCAGCAATTGCATCAAATATTCTTGTGTTTGCATTACCACTTAAATTGTTGGCCACAAGAGTTGAAGTCACATTGGCATTGACCATTGTGACATTACCTGTCATTTCACTACGACCTGTTACATATAGAACTTCAGAAATATATGCATTACCAGATACATTTAGGTCATCAAAGCCTACTGTATCTAGTGTGATGTTTCCACCAACAAACAAATCGCCTGCAATGTAAACTGTGCTACCAAAGCCTGCGGTTGATGTGACATTCAGAGTTGCAACATTACCAGAAACAGTAACATTACTTAGTGTTGTCTGGCCAGTTACAGTTAAATTGTTACCAAAACTACCTGAACCCGAAACTTCTAGGTCATCAAAACCTAATGAATCAAGTCTTAGATTACCTGATACTTCAAGGTCGCCTTTGATTTGTTGATTGCCATAAACGACAACATCTTGCCCAAAGTAGGCATTACTTGTGACATTGAGTGAGGCGACATTTTGCGTGACAGTTAGATTACGGAAAGTACCAGTCACCACATTAGAAGTGTTACCGACCAAGTCGTTGATAGTCGCTGAGGTCTGAACATTCAGCGATACATTTGAACCGCTCCCACCAATGATTAATCGGGTATTGGCATAGAACGATTCCCCGTTACCGTTTGTAAGGGTATTTGCAGTAGCAATTAATAACTGAGTGGTACCCAGCCATTGTTGGAAGGTATTGGAAGTCGATAGTTGACTAATTACATTTGCCGCCATTATGCCTTCCTCATCTGTGCTATTTCGTGCAACAGATTTTTAATCTCTGTCATATCGTTTTCTAGTTTAGCCAAGCGTTCTTTTGTTTCTTCTTTTTCGGCTTGTTGTTTCTTTGCGATTTCTCGTTTCATCAGATATTCATTCAAACCGTTTCTATCTGTATTTAGAACAGCTTTAGAATGAATATCTCTGACATAACTGGTGTCTGTAATTCTAACTTGTTCCATTTTTAGCCTGTCGGTAATGCGATTGCACGGAAGTCACGAATCTTAGGCACATCAACTGGATTGTTACCAACCATTACAATCTTAATTGCAAATGTTCTAAAGCTATTGTATGCAGTAGAATCGGTTGTATAAGTGACAGAATTGTTTGCAATTCCATTCACACCAGGTGCGTAGGTTACTTCACGGAAATCAGTCTTAAATGATGAAGTAAAGTTACCACTAATTCTGGTCATCAATTGATACTGTGAATTATCAAATGCGTTAGAATCAGACTTTGATAATAATTTATAATAAACATAAATTTCAGAACCTGCTGGTTTGTATGCAGTCAAGTAAACTCGTAAATCACCAGAATCAAATCCATCGGCAAGAGTAACTCTACGGGTCACATAACGAACTTGTGCATTACCGCCTGAGCGTTTATCTTCACCATTGTAGGTTGCAGTTGCACCTGAACCGGCACCTGTAATTGTAATTGTTGGTGATGTTGTGTAAGCAGAACCTGCACTATCTACAACAATACTTGTCACATTGCCACTTGAAACTACGGCATATGCGTTAGCACCAGAACCACCGCCACCTGAGATAGAGACAGAACAGTTACCTGAGTAACCTGAACCACCATTTGTGATTGTAAATCCTGTGTTCAGTAATGGTAAATTATTAATCTTGTTTTCAACAGAAATAATACCAAAACGAGTAATGTCGAGGACAGGTGAAACATCAGAACTTGATGTTGACATTGTTGCAGTTACAATGAATGTATTGTTGCCAACATTCTGATACAGAACTCTGCGACCTTCGCCGTCATCGCAATCGTAGTCAGTTAATGGAATAATTGACTTGGCGTTAGCGTATGCACCACCAGATTTCTGTGAATCAAATGTGTAATTGATTGTAGTATTAGCAACAGAAATTTGTGATGTGATTAAATGTACCAAATCAAATGGTGTATTTGAACTTGGTGTGTTAATTCTAAACTTAGCAGTAACAGGACTTGTTGAGAATCTTCTACGGAACATTCTAAACATCAAGTCAGAGTTTTGGTCTGAAGTCCATGTCGAACCGTTTTGTGATAAGAACAATGAACCACCATATGGTTGTTCAGAGATTTGTTTACCACCAACCAAGTCTAACTTACCAATTTCTGCAATATATGCCTCATATTTGTTTGAGTTTGCCAATAGAACAAATGAGTGTTCGCCTGGTTGCAAGTAAATTGGTGTGTCAAATACAAACTCTGTGTATTTGTTCGCATCTTCTAAACTTGGTGATTCTGTTACTTTAACTTTATCTGGTGTTAAAGAAACAGTTGCATATGGGTAAATGACTGCTGAAGATGGATATCCATTAACAGTAGGACGGATTTGTAATGTAACAGGAACTGTTTCGTCTTTTGTTTTGAAACAGAAACGCATCTTGTCAACAAAGACACCTTGTGGGAAGTTTGCAGGTGACACCAAGAATGTCTGTGCAAGTGGGTCTGCCCAACCGATAATTTGTCGTGTTGAAGATGAAGATACAGAGGTACCTAATCTTTCTGTAATAACACGACCATCAGTTACAGATTGTCTCTGAATTGAAGGTTGAATTGTTGATACAAGAACTTCTTCTTTTTGTTGCAATAGACCTTGTGCAAAGAATGATGCATCACCAGATGTTGATGATGAAGGAATATCACCAGTTGAAGTGTCTGTCAAACGGAAGTTTTTCTCACCAACACGGAATGTTCCACTTGGAATTGTAAAGATACCTGCACACTTACCTGATGCATCTGTTTTTAGACGACCAATTGAGTAAGTTGATGAAGTATCTGGTGTAATTGACCAAGAACCAGAGATTGAAAGAACACGGGTACCTGTATTGTAACTTGAAACAGTTGCGGATTGTCCTGCGCCTGTACCAGAAGTGATGAACACGGTTGCACCTGCATAATCACCAGTATTTGTTGCACCAAGAACTGCTGTGCTTAGTGTAATCGAACTTGATGAAGAACCTGCAACAAAACCTGAATAGTGTTCGAAACTTGAAATTCTGTATGTATTGCCTGTTGACTGACCAACAATATCTGCGGTCACATTAAATGGTGACGATACAGAAATGTTTGTCAAGTAAACATTGTTATTTGATGACAATACGGCAATTGCAGTACCTAATGTTGCAGAGGTAGAAGCGTTGCGAATAGTAACTGTTTCAAAATTACCAACAGTTGTTCTTAGTTGAATGTTATTAGTTGTAGTTGTAAATCTGTTGGCTCTTGCAACATTTTTCTCTACTGCCGCATTGTCAAAGAAAGGATACAATGTGGTACTTGGTTTAAAGTCTGTTGCGGTAAACAGAACACCAATTGAACGCATGAATGGAATCACAGAAACATCAATGATTCTGTCACCAATAGATTGCGTAATTCTTTCTGAAACAACTCTTGAAGCAATACCATCTCTTGTTTGACCAACTTGACGAGTGGTTTCAAAAGATTGTGTTGAAGTGGTTGTGCGAACTAATGCGTTGCCTTCCCAATTATCACGGGAAGTTGTTGATGTGCCTGTTCTTCTTGTTGAAGGTTCACCAGTCCAACGATTCTGCCATGCACCCCATTCGAACTGCCAGTTAGATGCACCAGATGTTGTCAACAATCTGTTCCATGCATCTTGGTCACCACCTAAGTTAATTAAAACATCTGGTCGAGTATCAGTATCAACCCAAATGTCAGAGGGTGGGTTGAGTGTGATTTTACCAAGATAGTTAACCACATTGAATGGGTTAACATTGATAGAACGAGAAGCAAGAGGTTGGTCAATAAATGCAACAGAAGTACCTGTCGCAGTTACAAAAGGACCTGTCTGCAAGTGATTGGTTGAGTTTGCAGAATCGAATGTGAGACCAAATGAGTAGATATTAAACGATGGTCTTAGATTCTTGTCTGTAACATCAATAGAAGCAATGTATTCGTCACGGCTAACATCGGCAACTGAGTGACCTTTGAAACCGTCTGTAATAATACCGTTCTTAAACCTTGGCAAGTTTGTGCTGTCCAAGATTGTTAAGTCTTGTTTGTTTAATGTATCTTGTTCGAGCAATGACAATGCAGTATAGTATTCCAAGTTGTCAATTCTCTTTTCAAGCACACCAATGTCACGCATTGTGAAGCGTTTGTTATTAATGTATTGAACGCTTACATCACGAACATCTTTGACATAAGGAGGATTGAACAGAATATACAATGTCATTGAGTTGTCTTTGTCTTTTGGTTCTTGTGGAGACAAAGACGAAACGCCTTGAACGATTTCAAATGTTCTATTTTTATTCAGAACAATCTTATCAATTCTAGGCATAAAATAACTGTAATCCAGAATGATATCATCACCATTCTTTGGAATCTTAGGACCAGTTACAGAAGCATCAACATCAAACTCTACCGCACCACCAATTGTTGATGTGGCATCTTTACGAACTGGTCTAAAGTCAAGGTGGTCTCTCAAACTGTATTCTGTTCCAGATACAGGAGAAGTGTAACTAGGAATAGTATCGTAGTCTGTATAAGAATCGACACTAAAGTAACCTGCACCAGAAGATGTGTAACGGTTGTAACGAACAACCAAAGGGCCATTTGCAGGTAAGAAACCAGGTTTCAATTTAATTGCGGCATGGTCATAGAATGAATCTTTTTGACCATTGTCTAATGTATATCTTTCTGTAACATCAGTATAGCCAGTATTTGCAACTGTGCCACCATTAAAATCAAATATAGAAATTAATTCAATAACATCTGAAACATATAATGATTGTGCAACATCAGGTGTTTTAACAACAAAACTACTTGCAATTGTTGTTTGACCTTGTGTGCCATAAACTAATACTGCTGAGTTACCAAAAATGTTTTGACCACCAGATGTTTGAACTTGAACATTGGCAGTAACTTTGGTTTTAGTTTTTGGTGATGGAGAAGCAACATCAATAGTTGCCACAATATTGGCAGTCATATTGTTGGCGTTTTCAACAGTAATTGTTGGGCCTGCTGGTGTAACAGTAAACTTGTCGGCAGGAACAATTTGACCAACATTGTATGGAGATGTTCCTGCACTTGTAACTATAATTCGATATTCTTCAAGTTTGGCATTTGTAGTTGATGCCGATGACAATGATTCACCTGTACCAAGTGTTAATGGTGGTGTGCTATTGCCAACAAATGTAATTCCTGTATATGGTCTTTCGTATGAATAACCAGTTAATGCTAAATCGATTGCATTTGCAGTCTGATTGTTTGCGACATAATCTTGACCCAAATCAAAGATTAAAGGTTCTTGACGAGTATCAGAAATGAACACATCTTGGTAAGTAGATGCCAAATCTTTTGAACGAGTATCAATATTGGCAGCTGCAATACAATTTGTTCCAGAGGAAACATGGAATGCTTCTGCATCATTGAATTCAAAGTCAATTGAGAACCTAGATGCAGTTGTAGGTGTGGTTAAGAACGCAGAACTTAAAGTTAAAGTCTGTGTTGAAGCAGTAAATGCCGTAATTGTTTTTGGTGCTTCACCTGAACCAGGACCTGTTGTGATACGAATTTTTGCACCTTTGTATGCATCATTCACACCAGAGAAAATTTGACCCGCACCAGTATTACCAATTACTAATGAGGTACCTGTTGCAGATGCCACATTACCTGTAATTGAACCAACATTTACATCAAACAGATATGTTCGGTAAATGTATGTTTTTGAATTTGATGTGTCGGTTGCAGATTCGTAACCAACAGTTTTAACTCTTGCGGTACCAATTTTTGTATTTGTTCTGGCAGCAGAAGAAGTTAAATTGATGCTTGCATTTGGTACGCAATGAATGTCAATCGTTTGTAATGTATCGATTGGGAAAGAACCAAAGTGGTCTTTTGTATAAACAAAATAACCAAAGTCTGAACTAATCGATTTGTTAGTTACATTCGCAACTTCTCTTGGTTTTTGAATTGTAATTGTTGTTGGTGCAATTGTTTCAAACTCATAACCATAAACATATGCTTTACCTGGTGACAAAGTAATGTCAGTCTGTGCGTTATTTGCAGAGTTAGTTTCTAATGTGAGTTTAAACGGATTTACAGTATAGTTACCAGATTCATCGTATGTTCTACGAGCAAGTTGGTCTTCCAATACTGAGTAAATTGGGTATTTGTAATCTTGCGTTAATTGCGCTTCTTCAACACGAGCAAGTTCAATGAATCTTTCTAAGTCAGTAGAATCGATTGCACGACTTGAAAGAACCAAGTCAATCTTAAATCTATCTGCACCTGGTGCCTGATAGTTTGAAGCATCTTGTGCTGGGTCAAGTAATGAAGTATCTGTTGAAGATGATATTACTGATTCGGTAATTTCAAAACCTACTTTGACATTGGCAGAGGTATTTGAGTATTTTGAAAGTGCAATTGTCTGTGCAGAATTCTTAATGAAGAATCCATCATAGAAAAATACACCCTCGTTGACAGAGTAAACTTGACCAACACCTACACCTGATGTGTTTGCAAATACAGGAGAAATCTCATTTGTTTTGATTGTCTCACCAGAAGTAAATGCATCACCATAAACTTGTTTCACCATCAAGGTGATTGGGTCGCCTGTACCTAAATCTGATTCGTAAACTTTTAAAACTTCTGCTCGTTTAGAATCATCTGTCGAAAGAATTGTTTGACCAATAAAGTTATTTGCAACAACATCGGTAGATGAGTAAGAAGAACTCAAGTTGATGTAGGTTGCATCTTGAATAAAAGTTTGGCAACCAAGAACACGGGAACCATTTTTGAAAACATGCTGACCAAAACGGTCAACTTGTTTTTGTAAAATTGTTTGTAGTTGAGTTAATTCACGAGCCTGAACTGCATAACCAGGCTTGAAAAGCATACGAAGAAATTTCTTATCTTCGTCAAAATCATCATAATATGGATTTACATTAAAATTCGTTTCAAGAGCCATGAATTCCTCTAAAATTTAACGACAAACTTCAAATTTTCAGCTTGTCCGTCTGTTCTTTCTGTTTTAACTATATTCTCTACATGCATCACATCACCGGTATAAGGTTGAAACTCAGGATTAGTTTGAGCAATAACTCGTCTACCAGATGGGTTTGTATTTGCACCAATAAGCGGGGCACCAACTTGCGCTGTGCCTCTCACTCTCGTTAGTCTAACCTCATTTGTTGTATAATCATTTACATATCCACTAAAACTTGCCAAATTTGCAGAAGGTCCTTGGTAAACAAATTCATTTAAATTGTATGCACTACCAGAAACAAGTGTCAAATCGGTCGTTTGAGAAATAACTGAGTTTGCAACTGCTGTATTTGCTTGAACGCTTAGACCATATTTATATGGGTCTCTTAGCAGGCCATACTGACGGAATGTAGTATTTGCAGAGATTAATCCACCTTCTGTCGTATCGATTTCACCAATACGCATTACGACCATAACATTTGATGCGCCTAGTTGTTTGGCAGAATTGAATCCGTGACCAAATTTAGGAGGCAAAACTGCTCTTGCAGTTGCGCCTGTTCCCGTTCCAAAGATACGAACATTAGCGTATGTGTATCCTCTACCTCTTGTTGTTACTGTCATTTTTTCAACAGTATTTCCACTCAATCTTGGTTGTGCTAAAACTGTTGTTCCATCACCATCAATGTAAACTCTAGTCGATAAAAACAATGCATTGGCAACATTTGAACCACCACCATTTGCAGTCACGCCAGATGAAAGTGTAATTTTAAGATTTACAGGGTCAACAGAACGAATAAATGTGGCACCACCAAGACCTGTTCCAGAGATAGTCATATTGGCAGTATTTTGAATTGCCGCAGACAAGTTTGGTGATACAGTATCATCTGTTCCAACAACCGTTAAAACTGTGCAACCTGTTTGAAATGCCGATACAGTAATATTACTGTGAATATATCCGGTGCCTCTGTTTGTCATTACAATCTTGGCCAATTCGCCATCGACTGCCACATTTGCAGAAGTTGAATAATCCAACTTAGCAGTTGATGTTGGCGCAGGTACCCAACTTGGTGTTAGGAAACGATTTGATGCCCTTACATTATACAAATACTTCCAGAGATATCCGTCGGAAGTTTCAACAATACCGTTAGCAGTTAAGTTTTGGCCTGATGGTTCTACTGTTGAATTTGCAGAGACATTATTACACAAACACAGATATACATTTCGTTCTGTGTTAATTACATACATCGGTTTTAAATTTTGAGATGTATTTGCCGACAATAAAGTTGACAATTCAATCGTATCATCAAATTGACGATATCTTGTGTTACCAGTCCAATCAACTCTTGGAATCACAAGTTCAACATCATTACCTGTAATTCTTTTTGCGGCATACATGTTATCCCAAACTTCTTTTTCGTCAACAACTGTATCGGAAATAGAATCAGGACTATCTTCGTTAGACCATGCAATATGATTACCAATAAACACATAACCAATCGTAGTTGGTTCTGGTTCGTAGAACGATTCTTTAAATTGTTCTGCGTTATGAAACGCAAGTTTTTCAGATGTATATGAAGGCATATTGTTTATTTATTCTGATTACCAAGCGTCAGTAGATGCAATTCTACTCCAAATGTTTGTAGTTCCATCATGTGCAGTTGTGCAGTAATAGAAATAATCATTTGCAAGATAGACCATACCTCTTGTATCACCACCCGCACCTTTATTATTTGCAGGTGCAGAAGAAACAATAATCAACGAATTTGCAACATTGATACCAAGAGTATTTGCATAATTGTAAGCCGCTTGTGCAATTGTTCCACTTGCATTGGCTTGATTAAAAGCGGCATCTGTTTTGACATTAACAGTATTTGCCCATGCATACGAAGCATCAACTTTTACATTGACGGTATTAGCAAATGCGTAACTTGCATCAGCAATAATATTTGCACTATTCGCCTTGTCAAATGCGGCATTAGCAAAGTTATCATAGTTAATCGCAATAGCTGCGGTTGCAAGTGCGGTGTTCGCAACATCGAAAGCACCATTTGCGTGATTCCATGCTTTACCAACAGCGTTAGTATTTAAGTTAGTTTCAACAAGTGCGGTAGTTGCAGTATTTGATGCATTATTAGCAGTAGTAGAAGCAGAGTTTGCAGTATTGAATGATGCTTGTGCCAATACATTTGCCGAATTTGCTTGATTGAACGCAGCCTGTGCCAACACATTTGCAGAGTTTGCTTGTGCATAAGATGATTGTGTAAATGCAAATGCAGTATTTGCTAAGTCAAAAGCACCTTGTGCGATTGAATTTGCGGTATTTGCTTTATCAAATGCGGCTTGTCCAGTTACATTTGCGGTATTTGCTTGATTGTATCCTGAAGCCGCAATTGTTTGTGCAGTATTTGAAGTATTAAACGCAAGAGCTGCGGTTGTAACACCAGTATTTGCTTGATTAAATGCCGCATTAGCATGTAAGAAAGCAGCATTTGCAGTATTAGCTGCATTTTGAATGAAACTTGTTCCTAATACAGAAATTGTATTCGCATAATCAAATGCAGCTTGTGCTAGAACATTAGCAGAATTTGCTTTACTAAATGCAGCAGATACACCAGTGTTTGAAGAATCAAACGCTGCTTGTGCGAGAACATTGGCTGCATTTGCACGACTAAAAGCAGAATCAACTTTTACATTAATAGTATTTGCCCATGCATACGAAGCATCAGCAGTAATGTTTGCAGTATTGGCTTGATTAAAAGCGGCTTGTGCTAAAACATTTGCGGCATTGGCTCTTGCAAATGCGGCCGTTTCATCTGCAATGGTCACATATAAAGTTGTGTTAACTGTATTAGCAAAATCATAAGATGATTGTGCAATAATATTTGCAGAGTTTGCCTTTGACCATGCGGCATTGGCAGTATCAAAAGCACCCTGAACAACACCTGCATTAGCAGTATTGGCTGCATCAAATGCGGCCTGTGCCAATACATTTGCAGCATTTGCTCGATTAAATGCGGTATTTGCTTGTGAGAAGGCCGCATCTGTCTTAATATTGATTGTATTTGCCCATGCATATGAGGCATCAACTTTTACATTGACCGCATTAGCAAAAGCGTATGCAGAATCTACTTTGATATTTACTGTATTGCTGAACGCATATGCAGAATCGACTTTGATGTTTGCAATGTTGGCAAAAGCATACGCTGAGTCCACTTTAATATTGACTGTGTTTGCAAATGCATATCCTGAATCTGCGATTGTGTTTGCAATGTTGGCACGAGCAAATGCGGCATCAGCAGTAATATTGGCGGTGTTGGCTCTTGCAAAGGCACCTGTCGCATCCGCTTGTGCGGTATTGGCCGCATTGAATCCCGCTTGTGCAAGAATGTTCGCACTATTTGCCTTACTATACGCTAAGTTGGCAGTATTAAATGCGTGACTTGCTACATTGTCGATTGCAATATCAAGGTTTGCCAAACTCAACTGTTTGGTCGTAAAAACACCACTACTCTTATCAACGACCACAAATACCGTATTCAGCGTATTTGAATCGGGCGTTGTTAGCTCTGTTAAATCGGTTATTCTAATTGTCGTTGACATTTCTATTCCTATGGTTCTACTGTAAGAACAAGTTCGTTCTCAGCGATAATCTCGTCTAATGTTACTTCGGTTGCAATTGCATCGTAATCTACATTCAATACCACTAATTCTTCATTGTTTGCAGTTATTGTAAAGGCAGAATTTACGGTTAGCAATGTATCGCTGATGATAGAGTTCACCATGCGAATTTCTGAATTTACGGCAATCCAAGTATTGGCGCCAATGTAATTCAGATTTGCGGCTTTGGTAAATTTAGTACCTGTTCCAACAACAAAAATGGTGCTGTTAACATTAACAGTACCAGAAAGTGTTCGTATATTCTTAGGTGCAGTCAATGTATTTAACACGACATTATTAGCCTCTAAGATATTCAGCTTATTTAGCTCTGCATAGGATTTAAATCCAGCAGGATGCAAGAGTTCTTTAAAGATTTTTTTATACTTCGCAAATTCAACTTCTGATGACAATAGGTAAGAATAGTTGATATAAAAATCTCTACCTTGCAATCTTCTATCGGAAGAAGAAAGAATCGAATCAGAAGAAGTCCATCTACCAGGTAATTGTTGCAATGTTGGACTGATTGTTGCGTTTGCTTCGGCAGTTCCATCACCAAATGCAGTCAGAACAATTTGTGGTGCAGTTCGAATACCCTTACCTGGGTCAATAATTGTAATCTCTTGGATTTCACCAGCACGACCTGCGCCTCTTGGGAATAGGTTCTCACCATCACCCATAATTGCAGTCACCGCAATATTCGCACCATAACCATTTGCAGAAACTACACTTGTTGTTGGCAGACTATCTTGTTTGTAACCATAACCACCAACTAATCCTTTATCCCAATTTCTTATTTTCTTGAAGGTGAAGCTTTGACCAAATGCAGTATTCACATTCAAAGATGTGTCAGAAGCAATAGTCACAATAGACCTTGTGTTGCCATTGATATAAATTCTATCTCCAACTTTCAACTCGGATGTAAATAGAGTTCCATTACCTTGAACCATTACATTAGATGCAGATGTGACATTGGCAGTTCCAGTAATTTTTGGAGGTAAAAGAGCAACATCTGTAACACGACCAAAAGAAGATACATTCATTACTTCGGCTTCTGCACCCAAACCAAATGACATTGGTCGATTGTGGAAAGTTATTTCATCACCTATTTGATAATCTAAACCACCATCAACAATTACTAATTTACCCAAAGAACCAAATGTATCAATCGTTACTACTGTATTTGTTGTTGTGTAACCTACATTTGGAATTACCACATATGCTGGGTCTGCATTGAGTGTTGGTGTTGTAGAAACTGCCAACTCAGAAATCAGAACTTGCACATTACTGATTTCACCAATCGTTGTATAAGATACATTTCCAAATGCTTGTGAAAGAACAGTTGCCACATTAACATTTGGTACTGAATTGCCTGTTAAATTATAGATTGAACCTAGACCAATTAAAGTATTTGCTGGGTCAATATCGGAAATAATGTTTGAATAAATTGTAAAAGTATTTGATGTGTTTGCACCACTTGAATCAATTTGTCCAACTGCAAAAAACAATTCTGCTTCAGCAATACCTACTGCACGAACATTGGCTGCAACTTGAAAACCTGCACCACCATCACGAATTAATACTTGATTAATTTTACCACTAAAGGTTCTCGAAATGAAAGCCTTAGGTTCTCTTTCAAAACTAGGTACAACAATACCAACAGGGTCACCAACATTATAGTTTGCACCGCCGTCAAGAATAGTAATTGTTAATAATGATGAAAATGACCTTGCACGAACATATATTAATGTTCCATCATCGGCAACAATATCGGTTAAAATTGTTTCACCAATTGTAAAATCACCAACAACAGTTTTTGGATTTACATAGAATTCAATAACTTGTTCATTATTAACAGTTTCAATTTCTACGCCTTCAACAAGCGCAGTTGCACCTGATGTTTGTCCCGTTACTTTTCTATTTTTAAAAATTTCGGTATCAACATCGGTATAAAATATTTCAATCTGTGCATTGTTCGCAGGTGCAGTATTAAAGTAAATCTTGTTGATTTCTTTACGAACAAAATATGTGGAGGCGTTTACTAATGCGCCATTAATGTAAACAGATATTGTTGTATCAGAAAAAGGAAGAATGTTAAATTCTTTTTTTGTTCCGTTTCCTGTATAGTAACTTGAAATGTCTCTCGTTACCTTAATAACTTCATCTCTTTGCCACTTACCGTCAGATGCTCTAAGAACATCATTCTTAGGATACTTAACTTCTAATTCTTGACCAAACATCATTCTAAACAAGAGTTTGAATGAGTTCTCTGAGCCTTTTGCCAAATAAAGTGGCAGTAAATGCTTAATTAAATATTCTTTATCTACCTCAACATCTCTCGAAACCAAAGAAGCATAAGTGTTGAAAAACTGTTCTTCAAATTCATCGATTGAAGAATCAACATCGGTAAGGTTTCTAAAATCTTTTGATTTCTTTGTTAAATCGTTTAGTTGAACACCTTGTTTATTTTCAAGGTATTCGTAGTATGCTTCTAAAAATGCAATGAATAGAGGATACTCTTCCCGAACAAATTCAGGAACTTGACGATTTACAAGTAATGAGGTTTTAAAATCAGACATTAAACACCAACAAGTTCAGTTACAATAGCAGCAGGGTCGGTTTCATCAATCGTAATGATTGTGTTCTTTGCGGAAGAAATAATACCTTTTTCAGATTCTAATGAAATGCGAATGAAACCATCTGAAGGTTTTACAGATAAGAAACGGAAATCAGATAAAGTAACAATACCGTTTTGATAGTCAATAGTACCTGCACGGTCACGAATAACTTGTTTCTGTGCAAAGTTATCGTAGTAAACTGTTCTCAAAGTACCAAATCGTGCATCGAGTACCGCAACAGCAGTCGCACCATAACCATTACCACCAGACAATGTAATCAATGCAGTTGTATAATCTGTGCCACGATTTGTGACTGTAATCTTTTGCACACGACCATTGATGATTGTCGCAATTGCAGTAGCACCAGTACCATCACCAGTGATTGTGACCGTAGGTGCAGTAGTATAACCAAAACCAGGATTTGTCACATTGATTTCTGTGATACCTGTATAAGAGTTAGGCACTTCCTCTAATTGTGCAGTTCTGCGAACACCTAAAGAATCAAAAACATCAAATTCAGATGATGCAAGACGATTGGTTGTTGTACCACGGTGTAGTTCAGCATTGAATTGAATCTCATATGTTTTTGATACATTCAATTCAGGAACAAATCTTTTCTGTAATCTGAGTAAAGTTTCAGAACCACGAATCGCATTTAAGTCAACACCATCTACCACATCTTGTAATTTTGAAAGAATCAAAGTGGCATCAAACTTATTCAAGTTCGTATTGTTGTAACTTAAAATAGCATTTTTGATTGCCGTTTTAATTGCTTCTGCACTTTGAGTTGTTTTCTTCTTATCGTATTCAACATAGTTGTTGATGATAAGATACAAGTATTGTGGGTCAATAATTTCAGCACCAACAGACACAATTGCCTTTGGTTTGATAATGTCATCGATAATTCTTTGTTTCTCTGTTTCTGAGATATAATAGTTTTGCTTTGGTTTCAGAGAAACGAATACTTTACCATAAACAGGTGGAGTTTCATCTTCACCACCCCATACAGACAATGAATCTACTGATGGGTAGTTTTTCTTAATGTATGATTCATAATCTTTAAATGTAACTAAACGATTTTGTGTGGCAAACTGTGCAGGTGCACCAAACTTGATTTCATCAATCGATTCTCTTTCTGCACCACCAGATGCGGCAGAAACAGGTGTGATTACAAAGTTATTGATACCTTCTGCGAGAGAATCGACCAATGTTGCAGTTGCGATAAAGTTATTTGCTTTATTTGAAACAGTTCCGTTTGTAACAAGATAAGTTACAGAAACGACCGCACCATCAGGTAATTTTTTACCAACAACATCGTTACCAAAATAAATTTGGAATTTACCACTCTTATTTTCTTGTAGATAGAAAACATCTGAAGTGGTTGTGATTTCTAAAGCGTCAGTTACTTTTTGATATACGGTTACTTGTGTATTACCTGCGGCAGGAACAGTTGTTACTTTAATTGTTGTTGTGTCAATGTTTGCATCAGGTAATGTAAAAATTTGTTTTGGATTTGTTGCTTGATTATGGTTAAAAACATAAGTCAGCAATTGACCTTCGTAAATGTCTAAGTTTTCGAAATAGTATTGACTATTGGCTTTCGATACAGTTATCTCATCTAAGACCACAAAATTGTAGGTCGTATTGTCGATTTGATTTGAAAGAAATGAAAAACCAGAAGGTATGGTCAAAGAACCAGACGAATTACTTGAAGATTGTGCAGTAAAATTAATTCTTGCAACAGGTGCTCTCTTTGAATAAGGAACATAACCTAATGCTTTTGCGTGTGATACAACCGAATCTCTCAACAATGCAGTATCAAGGAAAGATTCATTTGCCACCATGTTCAAATAGTAAGCATTGTAGTGCGTATTGTATGCAAGAATGTCCAGAAGAACGGACAGGCCAGAACCTTCAAAATCGTAGTCGGTAAACTCGGTTTGTTGATTTAGAAAGTTCTTTAAATTGTTCTTGATTGTATCAAAATCAAGTTCGGTAACTCTTAAACGGTCTGCCATTTTTATCTAATCCGTTCTAGGAAAAAATTAATT